GCGAGCGCAAAGCGGGAGACCTCGCCGCGGTTCAGCGCATGCAGGGCGGCATTGGTGCGGGCCATCAGCTGCGGCGGTCATATCGCCGGCTGATCATGCCGGACATGCGGGAATTCACCCAGGAGCCGCGCGGCGGCAGCAGCACGGTCTCGTCGGCCGCGTCGCGCGACAGCGCCATGCCCCTGGCGCGCTTGTGTTCCCGGTCGAATTTGTCGGAGGGCTCGGAACCCGTCACCCGCTTGTGCACACGGTGCGCGAGCCGATAGGCCACGAAGTTGGCATAGTTCTCCGGCCACAGCGTCAGGTCGAGGCCGTAATTGACCGAATTGGAGACGAATTTCACGAAGAGCGGGTCGCAATCGGCGTACCAGATCCCGCCCTCGTCATTGAAGTTTACCAGTGGCGGATCCAACCGCTCGTTGTCGGATGCGCGATAGGTGCGCACCCAATCCTCCGGCTTCTCGAAAGCGTTCTGGAAGCCGATCGCCGGGTCGATGCCGGCCGAGGCGTCGATCGAGGCGACGCGCATCGCAAAATTCCAGAAGCCCTCTTCGAGGCATTGCTGCAGCACCGCGTCATAGACGGCATCGAGCGCGCGGCGAAGCTTGTTGCTCTCGGTCAGCGACGCCAGCGGCTCCTCGGTCAGAAGCAACCCGGCGTCGTTGTAGAGCCGCAGCTTGGTGATTGCCATGACGCGCGCTCCCCGTCAGGTCGCGATCAGGCCGCCATCGCCTTCAGATGCTCGGCGATCCAGCGATGCGCGGCGTCCTTGGTCTGGAAGCCTTGCGCCATCACCTGCTTGTCCTTCTTCCGGATGACGTCGTGCTTCTTGCTGCCGACATTCCAGCGCGTGGTGAAGGGTGCCTTTTCGGGAAGCTCGGCGGCCTGCGGCTGGCAGCGGGCGATCATCTCGACCTTGACGAAGCCGGCGCCGGCTTCGGTCACCAGCAGCTCGGCATATTCGCCGGTATCGGCCTTGCGCACTTCGATGATGTCGCCGCGGCCGCGCGGGTTGGCTTTGTCGTGGCCCATGATCTTTTCGGCCTGGCCCGACCAGAAGGACGGCTCGAGCGCCTGCTCGAGGGTCTGGCTTTCGGAAAGATCGGCCGACCAGCGATTGTAACGGAAGGTGCTGACCGCGAAGTCGCGGTCGAGAAGTCGGTCGGTGAGATTGGCGGTCTGCGTCGCGGTCATCGCTGCGTCCTTTGTGCGTGCATGCGGATAGAAAGGCGCGGGCAGCGAAAGCCGCCCGCGCATGATGCGTCAGCGATCAGGTGATCGCGGTCGGCGCCGCGACAGTTGCCGCGTTGCCGGAGACGCTCGCCACCTGGTAGCGCTTGTATTTCGCGGTGCCGGTGTCGATTGCGTCGACCAGGTCGCCGACGCGCATGCCCTTCGGCACGCCGTCGGAGAAGAAGCCCGCGCCGACGATCGCCGCATCGTTGTCCGGTGCCGTGTTCAGATAGATGAAAACGCGCGGCAGCCGGCCACCGACCGGGTTGATCGCCATGGCGAGGTCGTTGGGGACATAAGCCATTGCTGGCCTCCTTGATTGTGAGACGTGAGACAGAGTGAAGGTGAAACGAAAGACAGCACGCGCCGGGGCTATCGGCCCCGGCGCGCGATGACGATCAGCTCAGGTTGCCGATCGAGCCGTCGTGCTTGATCTGCACGATGCCGGTGTTCTGGAGGATCTTCGCGGCGTGATAGATCGTGGCGCGAGACCAGGACGTGTCCTGCTTCTCGTCGTAGCCGATCGCGATGGATTCCTCGCCGATATTGCAGGCGTAGCCCAGCGCCGAGCGATGCCACATGTAGCAGAGCTCCTGCGCGGTGCCGACGCCGGTGATGCGGCTGGACACCATCCAGTTCACACCGTCCCAGCGCCACATCTTGCGGGTGGGTCCGGCGAACATCTTCACGTCCACATAGTCGCCGGAGGCGAATTCAGTGGTCTGCATCAGGTGCGCGCGGAACGCGCCCGAGATGACCGCGAACATGTTGTCCTCTTCCTCGACCGGAACGTCCTGATTGCTCAGGTAGGTCTTGGCCTTTTCGACCAGCGACAGCGACGCCGTGGCGTAAGCCCCGGTGTCGATCGTGGCGTTGGCGAGCTCGGCGAGAACGGTCAGGTCGATGTTGCGGTTGATGACCGACATCGAGGCCTGGCGCATGATCGCCTTCTGGTCGCCCTGGCTCGAGAAGATGTTGAAGCCGGTGAGCTCATAGGGCGCATGGCGCTCGACCAGCGTCGCAGTGACCTGCGTGTTGGTCGGGTTGCCATAGGGGATCAGGCCGTTGACGCCGCGGGTGACCGCCGCATCGGAACCGGAGCCCGCGACCAGGAAGGTGACGGTGTTGCCGCTCTTCATGGTTTCTTTGGTGCAACCGGCACGCATGACGGAAGAGCGGCCCTCGAACTGGTCGATGAACGCTTCCCGGTATTGAATTTTTGCTGCTTCGACAGACATGATGCTGTCCTTTCAGAAATGGAATCTCCTTTCGGGTGCCGGCGGCCGGGTGTCCTTCGGGCAGCATCCGGGTTGTCCGCGGCGCGGCGCGCGCACGGGGCCGTTCTCTGTCGCGTCAGGGGCGTTCGCGGTGGCGGTGAGTTGCGTCTGAAGTCCGGGGTCGCGGAGCGAGGTGTCCGGCGCCCGACGCGAGGCGTTTTAGGTCGAAACAGGTTTTACGCGGCAGCTCAGGCTGCTTTGCCGCGGTTCTCGATTTTCTGCTTGGCGTCCAGGAGCTCGAGCTCCTCGGCCTGCATCTTCTTGTCGGCGTCGTACTTGTCGGGATTGTCGACGCGAAACTTGCGGATCTCGGCGAGACGGTCGTTCACCGTCTTCGCGGGATCCGCGCCGCCGCCGGGGACGAGCGTCGCCAGCGGATTGAATTCTCGTGCGAGCGTGGCGATCGCCTTGATGAACGCCGGGTTGTCGCCCCACATGCGCCCGCCGAGCTGGTTGCCCTTCTCGTCAACCGACTTGGGTGCGCGCGAGGACAGGAGTTCCGATGCGACATCGGGCGGAAAAAACTGCCCGAGGAATGAATTCACCAGCGCGATCTCGCGCTTGTAGCCGGCGCCGTACTCCTTCGACAACGCCGCGACATTCTCGTCGTGATAGGTGGCGTCGGCTTCGGCTTCCTTGGCCCTCTCCGCGTCCTGCAGCGCGTAGTATTTGGCAACAAGGCCGCTGAACGCCGCCGGCTTGACGTCCCCTTCGAGCGCCGCGGCGGCGAGCTCGCTGACGATCGGCTTGTCCTCGTCGCCCAGCACCACGCCGTTGGGCAGGGACAGCGCCTCGAGATAGCCTTCGGGCTTGTCCGGGAAACCGTTCTCCTTGCGCCAGGCCGCTTTTTCCTCCGGCGTGGCGTCGGCGCCGAGCACTTTCGTCAGTTCGCCTGACGACATCTTGCGGCGCAGTTCCTTGTTCTGCTTCCACAGGTCGACCGGCGACGACAGCCGCACCAGCGTCTTCAGATCGTCCTTGTCCTCTCCGGCGAGCAGCTCGCGCCAGTTTTCCGCCCAATCGCCCTTGGGACCGGCCGCTGGATCGGCTGCCGGATCAGCACCGCGCGCTTGATCACCACCAGCACCGACGATCGTCTTCGGATCGCCGCCGGCCTTCGGATCTGCGGCAGGTTTCGGGTCCGGCGCCGGCGCCAGCTTGGAATCGGGCGCGGGCGTGCCTGCGGGATCGGGCGCGGGCGTCGGGCTCGGTGTCGCGTTAGTCATGGAAGACCTCTCACTCTTGCTTAATTTTCAGTTTGGTCATCTTCACGACCTGCTGGCCGACGAAGATGCGGCCGCACATGAAGGCCGTGAGCCGGTCGCCGTCAGGGCCCGGCTTGAATGGCTGCTCATAGGTGCCGGCGGCGACCTCGACGATCCAGCGCGCCGCCGATTGCTGCTGGTGCGGGGTCGCTGCGCCGGCGAACAGAGCCTGCATCGACGCGATGATGTGCGCGTCGTAGGGGACGGGCTGCCAGGGCTCGGGGGCCTTGAAGCGTTTTGCCACTTACATCGCTCCGGTGATGCCGGCGGCATTGAGCTCCTGGCCTGCGACGCCGACCTGCTCCGCCACTGCCGCGCCTTGCGCAACGGCCGCGGCGGCGGCTTGCGCAGCCATCTGCTGCTGCTCCTGGTCGCGCCGCTCGCGCGCCTTGTCTTCCGGCACGATCCACTTTGCCGGCGAACCGGTGCCCGGCAGCGCGTCGCGGAATGCGATCGAGGTGTCGAAGTCGTGGCGGGTGCCGGGATCGATCTCGGAGGCGATCTTCAGCAGGTTGGAGGCCTGGACGAAGGCCTCGGCCTTTCCGCGCTCGTTGGCGGCCTGCAGCGGGCTCTCAAACTGCCAGCGGATTTCCTGGCCGCGCAATTCGCGCGGCATGTCATCCATCGGACCGAACGCGCCGAGATCCATGCCGAGGTTGAATGTCTCCTCGCACAGCCCGCCGTTATATTCGACCTCCATCGGCTCAAAGAGCGGAAGCGCGCGCCGGATATATTCCTCGAAGCGCACCTGCACTTCGTATTTCGTCATGTCGCCGCCGGTATCGGCCGGCGGAAGCGCGATCACATCGAGGAAGAAGGCCTCGCGGATCAGCGCCTCGATCTTTTCCTCGCGCTTGTCGGCCCACCCGAGATTGAACGACCTGGTGTCGATCAGCGGCTCGATCGCCTTGCCGAAGCGTTCGTCATACTCCCAATCGACGGTGGTCAGGCCGCCGGCGAAGATGTTGGCGCCGCCCTGCACCACTTCGGCGGTGATCTTCATCGGCGGATCGACCGCCTTCTGCCCGGCCTCGAGCAGCGTCAGCGTCATCTGCTGCAGCATGCGCCCGTCGGGCAGCGCGACGACGGTCGCGGGCGAATGCGCGTATTGCGAGCCCGACACCGTCACCCATCGCGGAATGACATAGCCGAGCCTCTTGCGCGGCTTCTCCTCGAGAATGGTGTCGTTTTCGCAGTCGATATAGATCGACACAAAGGGGTGCTGCTTGCGGATGCGCCCATGCGCCGGCAGGTCGTAGGACGACGCCGGCAGCACGATGTGCCGGCATTTGATCTCGGCATAGGGATCCGTTTCGGCGATTTTCCTCACCTTGGGCGAGGCCGTCTCCGGGAACAGCCGGCAATATTCGCGCGCCTCGATCTTCCAGTTGCGGTGCAAGGTATCGATCACGAGCTCGGCGTTCTCGCACCAGGCGGTGTCGCGCAGATGCCAGGTGCGGTAAAGCAGCCCGTTGGCGTCGTGGTTGACGTCGACCGAGATCACGGCCTGGCCGAACGCCGTGAAGTCGTTGTCGCCCTGCTTGGTGGCGCGCACAAACTGGCTGCGCTGGTCGTACATGATGCGACGCATCACATCGGACTTGCGGTCGAGCCAGGTGCGCGCTGTGGCGCGCTCGTTGATCGCGTCGTCGTGGGTCCGCGCCTGGAACCACGGCTTGCCGCGCGGGCGCAGCATCGAGGAAATCGCGTTGCCGAGATCGCGATGCGCCAGCACCGGCCGCCCGGTCATCAGGTGCGAGGCGAATTCCTCGCCGAGCGTGCGGCTCGCCGTGAAATCCGCCCGCATGGGGTAGAATTGCTCGGCCATGGTCTGCCAGAGCGAATCCAGCGGCCCCTTGCGGGAAAACAGCTTGTCGCCCTGTGCGAGCAGATCCTTGACGCGCTGCGACGTCTGCATCAGCCGAGCTTCGCGCCGTCGTAACTGTCGCCCGGCTGCTGCTGCTGCGCGCGCTCGCCTGGCGCCGTCAGGATGGTGGAGCGGCGGCCGCCGCGGTTCATCAGTTTTTCCTGCGCCTTGCGGCGCGCCGCGATCGCCTCAGGCGAATCCGCGTCTGGCATCACCGCCGCCGGCTGCGGCGCGGCGATGGGCTGAATTTGCGGTTTCGGTCCGCCGATTAGTCCGCCGGCCATCAGGGCCTCCGTTTCAAATTGGAAAATCCGACATTGGCGCTGCCGGAGCGCTGTTCCGACATGCGCGCCTCGAACTGCACGTCGAGGTAGTGCGACAGGCTCTCGTAGGTCTGCTGCCGGCGAAGACGCTTTTCATGCTCGTGCCGCGCGATGACGTCGGCGTAAGGCTGGACCTTCGGCTCGTCGTCGTCGCGCATCGGTCTCCTCGCAGCGGCGGGAAGAAAACCGGCGGCGGGTTTGTCCGCCGCCGGCTCCAGACTGCTCAGCTGTCGGCGTCGATCGCCGGCAGCACGAAGCCCGACACCGCATCGGTCGAGGCCGAGAGGTTGTCGAAGAAGCGACAGCCGCCGACGGCGCCCATGGTGTGCGTCGTGGTGACGTCGGCATGGCCGCAGCGGTTATGCGCGATGATGCCGGAATTGTTCGGCGAGGCGGTATCGTTCGAGATGAACAGGTTGCCGGCCGTCGCCTTCGAGGACAGGAAATTCCAGCGGACGTCGCAGCGCTTGAGATCCTTGCCGGTGGCGCAAGTGATCAGGGTCGCCAGCCCGGTGCCTTCGTTCACGACCAGGTTGTGCTGCACGACCGGGAACTGGATGTCGCCGGCGGCGAGAATGAAGGCGAGCGTCGCGGCATCTGCCGAAAGGAACCGGCAATGGGTGACCTTGAGGCCATCCGCCGTGTTGTCGGCGCCTGAGGCCCCGATTGCCGACAGGAAGTTCTCGTCGGCGACGTTGTCGACGAATTCGCAATTGTGGATATGCGCATAGACGCCGGTGACGTCGATGCAGCGCACAATATCGGCGTGACCGGCGGCGAACACCAGGTTCTCGAGATAGGCGTCGGCCGCCGAGATCAGATAGGTGACCGTGGTGCCGGCATCCATCAGGAAGCGCGGGCGCTGGTTGCCAAAGCCGAGACCGATGACCGACACGCCGGCGACGTCATGCGTGATCCCGCCGGCGCCGGTGATGGTCTCGGCGTGGTTCGGCATCACGATGATCGTGTCACCCTGGTTGGCCGTGCAGAGCGCGAAGGCTTCGTCGAGCGTGCCAACGGCGGTGTCGGGCGAGGACCCATCGGCCGCATCGATCGCCGAGTCGACAAAGAAGGTCTTGCCGCGGCCGAGCGCCTGCGGCTGCGCGCCGACCGGGCGGCCGTTGAACAAAAGATGGCTTGCGTTGTAGCCGAGAATTTTCCCGGCGATCGAATGGTACATGGCTGTCTCCTAGGCGTGCTGTTGCTTGTTGCTGGTGGAGTTGCCGGGTGCCGCCCGGCGCCGGTCGCGATCGCAGGAGCTCTTCACCCTTGCGAAGCAAGTCGGTTTTGATTCATAGGGGTTGGGCGCCGACGCGATCGGCGCTCAACGAAGGAGTCAGCCCATGGCTGCTGCCAGCAAGAAGTCGCGGCGCCCCGCGATGAAGAAGGCGAAGTCGAAATCCACCGCGCGCCGCAAGCCGGCGGCACGCAGACGTTAACCGGCGCCAACTCTGACTGGAGGGCACGGAGGCCCGCCTCGATAGAGGCGGGCCTCTTCTGTGCAGGCGGAAGCGTCGAGCAGAATCTCTTTGGCGCGCGCCTGGCTGATCAGGTTGCCGTAGAGCGGCGCCGCCAGGCGGCGCGCAACATGGGCGGCATAGGTGCGGCGCATGGCCCGCCGGCTGGTCCAGCGCTGCCCATGAAGACGGCACAGCTCGGCGTATTCGGCGATGTGGGCGAAGATCTCTTCCTCGAGCCGGAACGCCGGCTCGTTGATGTAGCGATGCCACCAGTCCTCGATCGCGCGGCGCTTCAGCGCTTCAGTCGGATTGGTCTTCAGGGCCTGCCGCAGGAAATCGTACTGGCCAAAGGCGGCGAGAATGCCTTCGCCGGCAATCTGCCGGCGTCCGTGCACCGCTTCGTGCGCCATGAGCTCGGGCGCAATGTCGACGCCCATCGGATTGTAAATGATCTCGCCGAAGGCGAAGAGGATCGGCTTGCCGCGGACCTGGAACGCCGCGTCGATCTCCTCGATGTTCGGCGGATAGGCCTTAACGACGCGCATCAGCCAAACCAGAAATACAGCGTGCCGGCCTTGGCGGCGCCGCCATTGGCGATCGCCACATTGAGCGTCTCCGGCCCCGCATGCATCACGTCCTCGACCGGCTCGCCACCCGCCGCATACAGCGAAGCGGCGCCCGTCTCATCATGGGTCGCGTGCCGCGGCAGCTTCTGGAAGGCCGTGGTGCCGAGATTGTCCTGGTTGACGTAAACGAATCCGGTGGTGGCGCCGACGACGTCGAGGTCGGCGCCGGTGTCCAGCGGCGCCGTTCCGTCCGGCACATAGCGGTATTGCAGCAGCCTGGGGCCTGGCGCCGAAATCGTGGTGGAGAAGGCGCCCGACCCGTTGGTCAGGATCGCCACCGTGACAAGCGAAACAGGCTTCATCGACTTCTCCTCTAGCGCCCGACGCGCTTGATCTTCGAGTAACCCACATTGGCGGTGGTGATGCGGCCGCCGGCCATCGACCGGCGTGCCGCGCGTTCGACCGCGCGCTCGCCTTCCGACAGGCACATGGTCACCGCGTCGCCCTTGTCCGGCGATCGTCCGAGCTTGTCCTTGATCTCGGACTTGTCGTTGACCTTGATGCCCCGGGACGTCAGCGTCCATTTGTAGGATGCGAGATCCGCCTTCAGCTCGGCATCCGGCGGCAGCGCGATCGCCGAGCCGCCTTCCTGCGAGGGATCCAGCTCCTCGCGGAATTTCCAGATGGTCTCGGCGCGCTTGTTGTAGAAGCGCAGCCGCCCGTCGCGCGTTCGCCCCTGCGAATCCGACACTCCGTTGAAGGCGGCCACGTCGATGCCGTTGTCCTTCATGGCGATGACGGCGTCGCCGCCCCACCCGCCGCCCAGATCCACAATCACCGGGCAGCGATCGCGGCGGATTCGCACGACGTCGGCCGCGGTCGATCGGCCTGTCTTGTCGACCTCTTTCTTGGCATCGAGCGGCCCGTACCAGCCGCCATAGCGATGCGCGATCACGCGCTGGTCGCCGCCGCCTGGTGCGACGTCGACGGCCATCGCCGTCATCGCCATGCGCGGCGGCGGCTTGGGCTCCCAGCGCTGCTGCGCGGCTTCGATCCAGGCCGTCGGAATGATCTGGAAATCGTCGTCCTTCAGGCCGACGCCGAAGTCGCCGTCGCGATAGGCGCGCCGCAATTCCTCGGGCAACGACGAAAGCACCGAGCCGTAATTCGTGCGAGCGAGATCCGGGTTGTCGCTGAGCGCCGCCGGGATGTATGTGCGCGACCTCGCGATCACGGGTTCTCGCTCGCCCTCGATCAGGTGAGGACCGGGGCCGTCGACCTCGGTGTCCTCGCCATTGATCGTCGTGTACCAGCGCAGCTCGCCTGGCATGGCCGGGTTCGGATGATTGCTGTCGAGCCAGGCGGCCCAATACTTGATGACCCAGAGGCCTGCGGCCGTGGTCGGCGGGTTCGACGTCACCAGCACGCGGCAGCGCTGGCCGCTGTCGGTCGACCGGTTCCAGCCGATGATGAACCGGAACTGCGACTCGAGGAAGTCCGAGCCCTCGTCGAACACGATCAGATCGTGCGGATCGCCCTTGTAGCGCTGCTTGTCGCTTTCCTGCTCGCACCCGCCGAACTCGATCAGCTTGTCGGCGAGCTTCCAGCGCTGCAGCTGGCCGTTATAGCCCTTGCGATGGCCGACGATCTCTTCGGCGCGTTCGACGAGCTTGACCGCATCCTTGTTGATGCGGCGAAGGATCAGCGACCGGCGATGCGCCGTGAGCGAGAGGCCAATGCCGAGATCGGTCTTTCCGCCGCCGGCCTGGCCGCCATAGAAGGTCTCGTCGGCAAGCGTGAAATAGGCATCCGTCTGCGGGCCGATATTCGGCACCCAGAGCTGTTCTTTTGTGAGCTGGACCGCGTCGCGCGCCACCGCGCCGCGCTGGATCGCCGGCATCGCATTGACGCGCGACAGAAGCTCCTCGAGCGCGCTCACTCAGCGGCAGCTGATGGCCGCTTCTTCAGCTTGCCTTTCGGTTTGGCCGCGGCCCTTGTCTTCTTTGCTGACGGCGCCGCCGGCTCTTTGGGCGCGCGCGCCGCCTTTTCGAGCGCGAACGCGATGCGCCTTGCGAGCTCGAGATCGGTGAGCTTCTCGGCGACCGCGTCGACGGCGGCTTCCGCGGCGCCCGTGCCCAGCGGCTTGCCGTCCGGATCCGCAAACTTCTGCGGCACAAAGTGCCGGCGCAGCTCGGCGAGCGCGCCGCGCTTGTCATGCAGCTCGATGCGCACGCGCTTGACTTCGCGCGCGTCGTCGCCTGAGCCTTCGTTGTAGTAATCGACCGTCAGCGTCTTGATCGCCGCGGCCTGCTGGCGATCCATGTCGCGCAGCGACGCCACGACGTCGGCCGTCGTGTCGCCGTTGACGAGCGTGTCCTGCAGGTTCGAGCGGCCCAGATGCGACAGCTCGAGCAGGACTTCGTGCAAATCCATCACTTTGCCGGCGGCGGCGAGCTGGTCGAGCTCAGCAATTCGCGCGCCGAACTCAGCATTTTTCAGCAAAAGACGGGAAAAAGCGGTCTCGGCCGAATGCTGATCGGCCTTCGGATAATGCGCCTGGTAGGCCTTCCAGCCGATGCGCTCGGGATCCGCAAAATAGCTCTGCGCAACCGCTTCGTGCTTGGCGTTCCTGAGGACGGGCATCAGCGTTGATCGGCCAGATTTTCGATGATGGCGCCGAAAGAGCGTTTCCTTGCGAGCTTGCTGAGGATCATCGCGACCAGCGCGTCAGGATGCATGCGGCGCGCGATCGCCTGCTTCTCGATCGCGATATAGTCCTCGGCCGAGAGCCAGCCATGCACGACGTGATTGCGCTTCGGCGTGGTCGACGGTTCCGCCGGCGCCGGCGTCCTGGTCGGGATCATAGGAATTTGTCCCCTGCATGCTGCTCGAAGCCGCGGGATCTGCGATCGTAGATCCGCAGCGTGCGCACCTCGGTGTGGCGCGTGATGTTCATGATCCGGAAAAAATCGACGCCGTCCTCGAGCGCCTGGGTGATGAAGCCGGCGCGCAGCGAGTGTCCGGAAAACAGTTCTGGATCCAGACCGCCGAGCGCGGCCGCGTGTTTGACGATGCGCGCGATCGACCGATCGGTGATCGCGCCTGTGCCGATGCGACCGTGACGGTCGATCGGACGAAAGAGCGGGCCGTCCTGGATCCCGGAGGCCTCGAGCCAGGCCTTCACGGCCGCAACCGGCAGCAGCCGGCGCCCGATCGGCACCGGGATGATCTCGCCGGCGCCCTCCTGGTCGGTCTTAGACCGCCCGATATGCAGCAAGAGGCCCTGTTTATGCGCCTCGAGATCCGGAACCTGCAAAGCCGCGAGCTCGGACCGGCGCAGGCCTGCGGCAAACCCGATCAGCAGAATCGCCATCTGCTCGAGCATGGCCGCGATCGCCGCGGCGACCGCTGGCGCCGCCTGGCGCCTGGGCGCCTTGCCCTTGCTGCGCCGGATCCCGCGCATCGTGGCCTTGACGCCTTCCGCGGCTGTCGGCGGCTCGTGGCTTGCGGCCTTGTGCGCGTAGCGAATGGCGGCCGAGCGGCGGACAATGGTCGACGTCGCAAGATCCCGATCGGCGAGCTGCGCCAGGTAACGGGCGACGATCGCCGGCGGCGCCGGCAACGGTGACTCGCCGATGCTTTCGCACCAGGCGGTAAAGTCGCGCCAGTCGCTGGCATAGGCGCGGCGGGTGTTAGGGGATTTCTCGGCCGCGAGATAGGCCCGGACCGAGCCCATCGGGTCGGCTGGCAGGCCTGACTTCTTCATTTTCGTCCGCCTAGAAACCGCTGTGCTGCAGCGGTCTGATCGTCAAGTGGAAGAGTTTCCGAACAATTGCCCGAAACTCGTCCACCTATCGGACATGCCGATCGGGGAACGGCGAGATCTCGCGGGCGTGCTTGTAGCTGTGAGCCCGCGGCCAGCGCTGCGAACGGTTGAGCCGATGGATGATCCGGTAGCCTTTTGGTGCGCCGCTGCGCCGGCCGCCGTTCGTCGTCATGGGAGTCGCCAGCGCCGCTGCAGCCGCGAGCGTGCCGCCGAAGAAACCTCGATTATACATCAGCAGCTCCTTTGATTGACGCCAGCCTTTCCGCGTCCGGTTCGGCTCTAGGCCATCAGCTGGCGGCCCCGCGGTCTGGCTCGGCGCTGGCGCATCGATGCGGCGGCCGGCACTTTTGCGGGTGCGTTAGGTTTGACGGGAGGGGCCTCTCGATCGTCCGCCAGGCGGCGGCCTCACGGCTAGGCCGGGTGGGACTCGCATCCACTGCCCCAGCCCGTCAGCTTCGACGTGCCAGACCTCGGTCCTGCTCTGCAGGGGCCTGGTCGCCGGATTGGTGTCACGTCCGGGAATGACGCTTATCGGACGTCAGAAACGAGCGCCTGCGACTGAATCACCTGCATGCCGGCGAAATGTCGCGCGAGATGCATCTGGTTGGGATGCAGGACGACAAACGGTCTGATGCCCAAGCCGATAAACCAAGATGTGGTCGCAGGCGCGGATGGTTCGGCGATCATCGCAGCTGCAGGCAGGGAGACGGCTGCTGCGGTTGCTGCAGCGCCGACCAAAAACTGGCGGCGCGAAACTGTCACCGCCCCTCCAGCTTCTCGATCACGTCGATCGGCGCGCGGCCGGTGCGGTCCCATTCCGCGATGCCGTGCGCAATTGCCTCGATCTCGGATCGCTCTTCATGAAAGGCGTGCGGGTTTCGCGACGACGGCGGCGGCAGTCGGCCGATGCGGTCCGCCAGTCGTTCGAGCGCCTCTGCTTTAGAGATCACGCGCATCGACAGGCCTCGCGTCCGGAATCAAAAAGCGCCCGGCGGCGGGTGCCGCGGACGCTCGTATACGATTAGGAGCATCGTCAAGCTCCAGGCGCAAGTCAACTCGCCGCGGCGAGAACATCGGCGCGATGGTTAAGCGTTTGCGTTGTCCATGGCGCCGGCGGCGCCGCCGGCGCAAGCGCTGTGCGCTCGCCGAGCTGCAGCCGGTCCGACAATTCGACCAGCGTCATGTGCCAGACGGAATATTCGACGCGCGCGAATGCCGCTTCGCGCGGCGCCGGACACCAGGTCAACGGACAGCGCGCGCCGCGGCCGTAATGTCGGCCGCGCCGGCCTTCGACCAGCCGGTCATCGTCGTCGACGAATTGCACCACCGGCTTGCCGTTGCGCCCGATCGTCGGCTCCGGCAGCGGCTCGAGATCCCAGCGCGGCCGCGTTCCCATCTTCGCATGCATGGC